TCATTCACCTTCCCTCGTTAATTTCGCGGCAACGGCTGGTGCATCTTCCGCTGCCATCCCGTCCATGACCCAGCGATCAACATCGCTCAGCTTGAACTTCCAAAGCCGCCCAACTCGCTGAGCGGGCAAGCTCTTGGATTCGATCCAACGGTAGACCGTGTCCTTCGCGACCCCCAGGTGGGCGGCCACTTGATCAACGGAAACCCATGGTTCAGTCATCCCGCCGCCGTCCTCTTCGGCCCGTGCTTGTCGCCTTGAATCGACAAGAGTCGACGAAACCCGTATAGCACGCTCCTGTGTTCCTCTAAAGTTCTTTCGCGGAAGGCAGCACATCCAGTCTGTCATTATGCCGATTCAACGGCACGCCCGAACCTGATCTCTCACGACGCTGTAGTCAGCGAGCATTTCGGCGATAGCCGACCCCTCCGGCAGCAGACCGAGCTCGTATGCTGCGCGCGTCCGGAAGTCGCGGCTGTACTCGACGATAGTCGGACACGTCCCTTGCCCGCTACCGTCAGAACCGTCCGTCGCGCAGCCGCTCAGCAAGCTCGTTGCGATCGCGAGGACGGTGAGCCGCCGCTTCCAGCATCTGGCGTTGCACGTCATTGGCCTTCTCCGTGGTTTCAAGGCGCTCGGCCAGGCGTCCCGCTCGCTCCCCGGAGCGGCGCAGGGCCAGCAGGAACAGCAGGATCGCGAGGGCTGTGACGCCGTAGCGGAGCGCCGTACGCGCCAATGCCGATCCGGCGAGCGTGGCGAGGAGCGCGCCGATCATCGCCGCCCCCGTCGCCAGTCATCGAGCCGGGCGTAAATCGTGACCGCGATGCCGCCGAGCGCCACGGCGATGAACACCCACCGCAGGGTGTCGAGATACGGGACCAGCGGCAGGATGGCGGTCTGGGTCTCGGCGAGGACGCTCTGCGCCACCTCGACCCCCGCGACACCCACCGTCGCCACGCCAGCCGCGCCGCCGCCCTTCATGGTGCGGCTTTCGGCCAGCACCTCGCGGGCGGGCGGCGACTCTGCTGCGAATGCGGTCGCTCGGACCGGGAACCGCTCGCCCCACTGGCGTGCGGGGCCGAGGTCCACATGGATGAATCCCGAGCGCGGATAGAAGCCAAAGCCGAGGAACCCGACCTCGCGCGCCGCGGCCTCGAAGGTCATGGGGTCGTGGTTCGCCATGGCGATGTCGAAGGCGGCGCCGTCCATGTGCTTCGACCTCGTGGCGCCACCCACGGCGCGGTTGTGCTCCAGGCTCCGATAGGCGGAGCGGACGATCAGCGGCTTGCCCAGCCGATCGCGGAGTGCCTGCAGCTTGTCGAGCGCGGGTTCGTTGACCAGCAGCTTGCCAGTGCCCCGGCAGGCGATCTCGGCGGGCGAGAAGTTGGGCCAGCGCCAGGTGCTCTCGGGCACATCACGCCAATGGCGGTGGAAGGTCGTCGTCATGGGGGTCCTCCGAAAACGAAAAACCCGCCTCGAGGGCGGGTCATTGCGGGCTGATGAAAGGGGATGGTGAGGGGCTACGGGCTGCCGCCGAAGATCTTCAGCTTGATGGCGATGCCCGCGAGCAGCGCCAGCATCACGGCGGTGGTGATCATGCGGACGGCGGTCTGCATGGCGGTGCGGCGGACCAGCCGGATGCAGTCGACGAGCGAACGCAGATCGCGGATGTCGAGCGCGGCCTCGTCGCCGTCGAGGCCGACATCGGCCAGCGCGCGCTTCGCGCCTTCCTCGGCCGCCCGGGTCAGGATCGCTTCGAACTCGGCGTCGGGGATGCGGACGAAGCCGTCGGATCGGGGTGGTGTCATCGGATCCTCCTTCCGCCGCTCAGCCGATCTTGCAGCCCCAGAATGACGTCTGTTCGGCGGCGAAGTAGCCGTCCGCGACCCGGAAATACCCCTGCAGCTCGACGGTATCACCCGCAGTGAGCGGAACCATCGTCTGCAGCCAGATCGCGGTGGCGAGCGAGACATGGGTGGCGGAAATTTCGCCGAGGGAGCCGCGGATTTCGGTCGTCCCGTTCAGCACGAGCCGCCCGCGCATGCGGGCGGTGGTACTGGCGTTGACCTTGTACATGAGCGTCGCGCCGAAGAGGTAAGTGCCGTCGACAGGCGCCACGAAGTGATTGTTCGCCGCGTCGAAGGCCCCCTGATCGTTGTAGTGGGTGTTGTTCATGCCGATCTTCGTCCAGGTGCCGACGCCGACGTAGTTGTCGTAGTTCGTGTACGCCTTGAACCGCGGCAGCCGGGGCTGGTCGACGATGCCGGTGGCGTTGTCGACGCTGAGCCCGTCGAAGAAGGTGCTGCCGTCGGCGGAGACCGCGAGCCGGAAGCGGTCCGAGCCAAAGAGGCCGACCAGCGCCTTGGTCACGAAGCCGGTCTGGAGCGTCAGACCGAGATCGTCGCCCGCAGCCTCCTTGTTCATGGTGTAGAAGAGATCGCCAGTGCCGCCCTCGGCCACGGTCTTCGCCGTCCAGAGCGCGGCGTTCAGCTTGGCCGAGAACGGGTTCGACGCATCCGCCGTCGTGCCGACCCCGAGCAGCGCCATGTTCTGCAGCGCCGTGGGTGTTGTGCCGACCCAGCCCGCGCCGTCATAGACCAGCAGCAGGCCCTCATCCTCGACCCATGCACGCCAACCTGCGCGAGGTGGCAGGCGCAGCCAAGCGCCGTCGGTCCAGAGCGCAACGTTCAAGTCCCAGCCCGCCCAGTCGCCGGTGGCGCCCGAGCCAACGATGTAGCGGTCGCCGTTGGCGGGACTGCCCGGCGGCGCAGTCACGCCCCGGTCGAGCACCGAGAGCTGGACGAGCCCGTCGAGAATCCGCAGCGCCTCGTTGTGGGTGACGTGCTTCTGGGCCTGCGCCGCGAGGATGTAGGGCAGCAGCAGATGGGTTGTGGCATCGGACATGGGATGGCCTTCAGAATAGTAGCGTGACGGTCTTGGGCGCGCCCCGCCCCACGAGGGCGGAGAGCTGGAAGAGGCGGACGTCGAGCGTGTCGCCGGGGCCGAGCGGCGCGCCCCAGTCGGCGGTCTGCTGGGCGGCCGTGTAGACCGCGCTCGTGGTATTCACGCTCAGCACCCGCTTCATGGCTGCACCGTCGAGGATCTCGACTTCGTAGGCTTCCAGTTCCTCGGCCAGCGGCACCTCGAGCCCGCCCCAGCTGTCGGCCGCGAGCGCGCGGGACCGGCGCGTCCAACGGATCGTCAGATCTCCGGGACTGCGCGGCGTGCGCCATGGCTGCTCGACATGGGCGACGGAGAACGGCCGCAGCCCGACGCCATCTGGGGTGAAGGACTGCGCGACATAGGTCTCGTCGCTGACCGGACGGCACGCAGGGCCGACGCGCCAGTTCCATGGGATCCCAAGGTCGGCCTCGGCGATCGGCAGGGACGCGAGGTTGTCGTCGAGTACCACGACCCTCGCGCCAGCGGGCGCCGGGTTGCCCACTGCGCCTTCGGTCCCACGTTGGCCGCGGAGGAGACGGGTCAGGCGATAGCGGCCGGGGGCGATCAGTTCGGCTGCGCCCGCCTGCACGATCTCCCAGACGCCGGGCGCACTCTCGATGGCCAGCGCGTTCGCCCCGCCGAACAAGGTCAGGTCTGTCACGCTCTCCAGCGTGCCGGTCAGCAGATCGACCACCAGCACGTTGCCGAGGTCGAAGCGCGAGGTCGGGCCCGCGTAGAAGTCGGAGACCAGCGCCCCGACCCGGGCACGACTGCCGAACGTCGTCAGCAGCTCGAAGCCATCGGTCGACGGGCTGCGGAACACCGCCATCTCTCCGGGCCACGGCACGGCATGCGCCGCTGCGAAGGGGCGATGCGCGGGCTGGTCCTCGGTCAGCTGCGGCAGGTCCATCAGCACCGCATCCGGCGCGCCGAACACGACCGCCCGCGTCAGCGACGCCGCGCGGGGATCACCGGACGGCAGATCATAGGTCGCGCGGTCCTGGCGGACGGCCTCGATGCCACGCGCCTCGGCGTCGGCGATGGAGACGAGCCGCAAATAGACCAGCCGCCCGTCATGCGCGAGCCGGATCGCGTCGGCCGGATCGAGCGCGAGGCGCGAGGGCGGAAGACGGAACGCCGCCGTCTCGCGCCCCACCCACGCCTCCATCAGCGCACGGCGGCAGCGGCGCTCGGCCTCCTCGGGCGGGACCGCCATGGGGAAGGACTCCGAGGCGATCCGTGTCGTGTCCACGGTGATGCGTCGCGCCTCGACGAGGGCCGCGTCGTAGTCCTCGTCCGCCCGCGCGACCTGCCACTTCAGCGCCTGCGGCAGTTCCGTCTCCTGGCCGCGCGTCAACTCGAGAATGTCCCCTTCACGACCGGCGACCAGATCGTCGGGCGCAAGGGTCGCGACGGAGGCCCGGCCGCGTAGACGGAAGCGGATCACGCCCTCGGTCTCAACGGCGTCCAAGCCGAAATGCCGCGACAGCGTGGTGATCGAGGCGCGCGGGCTTTCCAGCGCCGTGATGGCGTAGCCCTCGACGGCGCCCCAGAGGCCGGAGACGTCGATCCGGTCCTCGGGCAGCCCGGCGCTCAGGCAGAGGTGCCGGACGAGCGCGGCCAGCGACACCGCGCCGAGCCGCCCGGTCAGCCAGTGCCCCAGCCGCCAGTTCGCCCCGTCCGTCCAGACGTCGGTCAGCGCTGGAAAGAACGGATGGGGCCGCGCGTCCCAGGTCCAGGCGGCGCATTCGGGCACATGCACCATCCGGCCACCGTAGACCGACGAGAGTGGGTTGTTCGCCGGGGTGCCCCACCAGAGATATGTCGCCTCAAGATAGGCCCGCTGGATGGCGTCATCCCGCCAGCCCCGCGAGAAATGCGGCGTAAAGCTCTCCGACGACTTCGGGTCGAAGAAGACGTTAGGCTGGTTCGTGCCCCGGTCGATGGCGGGACATCCGAGTTCTGTGAACCAGATCGGCTTGGACTGCAGCACCCATGCGGTTGGTGTCCCGCTTTCCACCCCGCCCGGACGGTCGTAGTGCGCGTTCGACCACCAGCTGCGCAGATCCTTGTAGCGGAAGACCCACGGCTTTCCGGCGGCACCGTCGGTGATCGGGGTGCGGACCTGCGCGGAGCGGTCCGCCGCGCTGGCATAGAACCAGTCGAAACCTTCCCCGCCCGCGATGTTCGCCTGCAGGTAGGCGCGGTCATAGATCGCGGGCCAGCCCTCGACCGCGTCGGCATGCTCGAAGCCGTCCCGCCAGTCGGAGAGCGGCATGTAGTTGTCGATCCCGACGAAATCGATCTCGGGATCGGCCCAGAGCGGATCGAGGTGAAAGAACACGTCGCCGCTGCCGTCGCCCGGCTGGTGCCCGAAATACTCGCTCCAGTCTGCCGCATAGCCGATCTTCGTCCCGGACCCGAGGATTGAGCGCACATCGGCGAGGAGATCCCGATAGGCCTGCACGGCCGGATAGCTGCTGGCGCCCGACCGGATGGTGGTCAGCCCCGGCATCTCGGTGCCGATCAGGAAGGCATCGACCCCGCCCGCCGCGGCGCAAAGATGGGCGTAGTGCAGCACCATGCGGCGCAGGCCCCAGTCGCCGGATGGCCCGGTCCAGGAAGCCGACTGACCCGAGACGCTGAAACTGGCTGGCGTGGCCGCGCCAAACAGCGCCGCGACCTGCGTGGCCGCCGTGGTGGTCTTGTCGACCGATCCCGCGAAGCCCGCAGCCGGAGAACAGGTAATCCGCCCCCGCCACGGGAAAGCGGGCTGGCCCGTTCCGGCGGCGTTGTCGGAATACGGGTTCGGCAGGCTGTTGCCGGGCGGCACGTCCATCAGGATGAACGGATAGAAGGTCACCCTCAACCCGCGCGTCTTCATTTCCTGAATGGCCTGCACAACGGCGAAGTCGGACGGCGTGCCGCCATAGACGGGGCGGTCCTCTGCATCCCGGCTGACGAGGAAGGCGTTGGCGCGGCTGACGCCGTTCACCGACCAGCTGACCGGCGTGGTCGATTTGGCCGCCACCTCGACGCCCGGCCGCACCTTGCAGGCGCCCGCGCGCAGATCGTCCCCGAACCACGCCACCACAAGGCTGACGCTCTCGACTGCCGGGGCCATGGCCTGAAGCCGGTCCAGCGCCTCCACCATGTCGGTGGCGTCGGCCAGCGCGTTCAGGTTCTCCGCCTGCGTCACCCCGCCATCGGTCTTGCGGATGGCTTGAGTCGCATAGGTGAACTCGCCCGAGGCGGGGATCATGGTGACGGTCTTGGTCAGCCCCTCTGCGGTGTCGGGATCGGCGAGTGGGCGGAACACCTCGAAAGACAGCTGCGGCAGCCGGTTGCCATAGTTGGAGAGCGCCAGTTCCTCGAAAACGACATAGGCGGTGCCGCGATAGGCGGGCGTGCTGGCCGCGCCCATCCTCGCGGCGATGAACGGGTCAGAAACTTGAGCTTCGTCGCCCGGATACCAGCGCCAGGTGACGCCGGAGAGGTCCATCGGCTTGCCGTCGGCCCAGATGCGCCCGATCCCGGTGATCGGGCCTTCGCAGAGCGCGACGGCGAAGCTCGCGAAATAGAGATACTCGGTCGTCTTGACCTTGCCGCCCCCGCCGCCCTTGCCGCCGCCTTGGGTGGTGGTCTTCGTCTCCTCGCGAAAATCCGTCGCCCAGGTGATGTTGCCGCCCAGCCGCATCCGGCCATAGAGCCGCGGGATGACCGCCCCTTCGGTGGCCGAGGTGATGCGCAGCGTGTCGAGCCGCGCGCCCTCGATGCGCTGGGTAGGCGCCAGCGACGAGATGATCCAGCTGTCGACGACCGAGCCGATGGTCGAGCCGATGAAGCCGCCGATGGTCGCGGCGCTGACGCCGAGGATGGCGCCGCCGATGCTGCCGCCAATGGCGGCGCCAGCGGCACCGAGAACGAGGGTGGCCATGTCGGAGTCTCAGCGTTGCGGGAACAGGAAGGCGAAGGCGATGCGCCGCCGCCAGGATGGAGAGAGCGGTTCCTCGATCACGCCGAGCCGCTCGTAGGCGTGGAGGAAGGTATCGGTACCAGTCAGGATCCCGACATGCTTGGCGATGGCGCGCGGCTTCATGCGGAAGAGCACCAGCGCGCCGGGACCGGCCTCGGCGGGCGACACCTCGGTCATCATGGCGCGCGCACCCTCGGCCAGCACCTCGCGCGGCCCGGTCTCACCCCAGTCGCGGCTGTAAGGCGGGATCGGGAACGGCTCGGGGCCGACGACCTCGCGCCAGACGCCCCGGGCCAGCCCGAGGCAATCGCAGCCGACGCCGCGCAGGCTCGCCTGGTCGTGGTAGGGCGTGCCGAGCCAGGAGCGCGCTGCGGCGATCACCCTGTCCGGATCGGCGGGCTTCACAGCACGCCCCCGTCATGCCCGCCGTCCTTCGTGGCGTAGCGCAGGACCGCGTCCTGGCCGGGGATGTGCGGAAAGCCGCGGAAGTTGGCGGTGTTGGCGAACTTGGCCCCGCAGGTCTCCATCCGCTTGTCGCAGCCAGCGCGGATGGTGAAGGCATCGTCCTCGGCGATCGCCCGCACCGGCGCCTCGAGCAGGGTCAGCACAGCGATGCCGTCTGTCACGTCATGGCCCAGCACCTCGGTGCGCCGCCCCGCATTCGCGCCGCTCGTCCAGTCCAGCGTGCCAAAGGTGAACCAGCCCGCCTCGAAGTCGCCGAGACCGGAGGCGGTGAACGCCCGGTCGCGCAGAAGATCGATCACGGTGCCCGCGCCCTTGAAGGCGGGGTCTTCCAGATCGACGCCGCAGCGCGCATCGCCGAGCGCGGCATCGCAGGTCGCCTGGAAGGTCCGCCCGACCGTCTGGCCGAGCACATGGGCGAGCGAACGGACCTCGGCGACGAAGGAGAGCCGCCCGCGCCGGATCTGGCCGATAGCGCCGCGCCGCATCAGCACGCGCTGGCTCGTGTCCGCCCAGTTCACGCGCCAGACCTCGACCTCGGCATTGTCCCAGCGGCCGTCGAGGATGTCGGTCTCGGTGATGCGGTCCGAGGTCAGCACGCCCTCGGCATCCTGCGCATCGACCGACAGGTCCGAGCCCGACCGCACCTCGGACGCCGTGAGCCCGCTCTCAGGTTCGAAGTCGGTCCCGTCGAAGCTCAGCGTCCGGTCGTGGTCGGTGAAGCCGAAGATGACGCCATCGGCCCGGGCGATCCGCCAGCACCAGGCGAGCGTCGTGGTGCCCTCGTCGAGATGGGATTGCAGGGCAGGATCCAAGTTCTTCATCGGCGCAGTTCCAGAAGCGGGATGGAGGTGATCGAGCCGAGCCGCTCGAGATCGAGCGTCACGTCGAGCACGTCGGTGTCGAAGCGGACCGGCACGTCGAACTCGAAGCCCGCGGTGATGGCGACGCCAGCACCCGGCGCAGCGCTGAAGGTGACGACGCCGGTGGCGGTGTCGACCGACCAGCCGGAGAGCTGCTCGACGCCCGCCAGCGCGACGCGCACGCTGCCCGCCACCGGCTTGGCGATGGCGCGCGTCCAGGATTGCGCCCCGGATGCGTAGCGCTTCACCAGCTGGAACGCAGTGGCGGTGCCGTCGCCGGTGCCGATCGACTGATCGGTGGGCGACGGCGTGGCTGACGGCAGGCAGGACTTGTGATCGCCCCAGTCCTTGAAGCGGAAACCGTGCAGGCGACCGTTTCGCGCCTCGAAGAAGGCGACGACCGCCGCCAGATCGTCGGCGCGGCGGATGCCATAGGCGACGTCGTAGCGGCGGCGCGAGTTGGCCCAGCTGGCGTTGCGCTCCTCGTCGCCCGAGGCGAGTTCGACGATCTGGGTGCGCCGCTCGGGCCCGCCCCGTGCGCCCCGGCTGATGTTGTCGGGAAACCGGACCTCGTGAAACGCCATCACATGCCCCTCCGCCCGAGCGACACGGCGCGAGCGATGTCCGCCGCGACCTGCGTGCGGGACTGCCGGAAGCTCTCGGCATCGCGGGCCATGATGGTGATGTTGACCCCGCCACCCGTGCCGTAGGCCTGCGCCTCGCGCCGCGACAGCACGCGCTCGCCCCGCTGCAGGATCGCGGGCACCTCGTCATGGCGTAGGCCCGCCATGCCGCCGGAATGCATCCGGGGCGCAGCGGCAAAAGCCATGGCCGGGACCATCCGCGAGTGTCCGGCCGATCCGACCATCCCGCCCGCATGCAGGACGTTGGCGAAAATGCCGCCCGCCCCAGAGAACACGCCGGAGAGCGCATTGGCGATCGGCCCGAGGATGAACCGTCGCGCCGCAAGCTGGGCGAGATCGGCCAGCAGCGAGGTGACGAGATCGCGGAAGTTCAGCTTGCCGGTCTTCACGAACTGGCCAACGGCGTTCTCGGCCGACTGGAAGGCCCCGACCAGGCTCTGGCCGATATCGCCGCCGATCTCGCGCGCCTTGCTGGCGTAGTCCGACAGCGCCGCCGTGACCGCCTGCCAGCCGGCGACGGCCGCCTCGGTCGCGGGCTCCTCTGCAGCGGCAGCAGCCCCGGCCGCCGCGCCTGCACCTGTCGCCGCTCGTCCGGCATCGCCGAGCGCCGTCTCCAGCCGTTCGGCCGCACCGGTGGCCTCAGTCAGCGCATCCGCGCTCGCCTCGTCGGTGCCGCGCACGGCATCGCGCAGCGCCTGCCAGCTTTCGAGCGGCGCGCGGGCCCCTTCCGCAAGATCGCGCGCGGCTCCGCGATACAGGTTCGCGGACTCGAGCGCCCTGTTCGCCGCGTCGGTCAGGCCGAGATCGGGCGCGGTCAGCGGGTTGTCCTCGAAGGCCCGGTCGAAGGCTGCCTGCGCCGCTGTCGTGGCAGCGCTGGCCGCGCCCTCGAAGCGGTTCTCGATCTCGCCGAGATCGAGGTCCGGCACCAGCGAGATGCGACGCTCCGAGCCCAGCGCTTCCAGCCCCTGGTTGATGCCGCCGATGAAGCCGTTGATGCGCGAGACCACGCCGTTCAGCATCGCCTCGACACCGTCGACAAGGCTGTTGGCCGCCTGGAACGCCAGATCGCCGATGGCGGCCGGCAGCAGACCCCAGATCGCCTTGATCGCCTCGTAGGCCCCCTCGAACGTGTTCGCGGCCGTGTTGCCGAAACCGACCACGCTCTCGATGGCGCTCTGCATGCCCGAGGCGGCGTCCGCCTTCAGGTCGAAGAACATCGCCGTGGCGGCGGCACCCGCCGCAGCGGCGCCCATCTTGATGCGTTCCCAGACCTCGACCGCGACGTCTTTCAGCAGCGACATCGCCTCGCCGAAGCCGCCCGCGCCGGAGACGAGACGGGTGAACTGGTAGACGAGTTCACCTGCACCAACGATCAGCGCCCCGATGCCGGTGCGGATCAGCGCCCCGCGCAGGACGACCAGCGCCGTGGCAAGGCCGCGGACCGAGAGCGCGGCAGCGGCCATCCCGGCGACCCAGCGTCCCGCGAGGAACGCCGCGAAGGTGGCGGCATAGGTGGTCAGGCGGCCGATGTTGTCGAAGAGACCGCGGATCGCGATGCCGAGCGGGCCAGAGCGGCTGGCGACCGCCGCCATGGCGTTGGCGACCGCTTCCAGCGCAGGCGCCGCTGCGACGGCAAGCTGGTTCGACAGCCCGCGCCAGATCAGCCCAAGCCGGGAGATCGCGTCGTTCGTCCGCTCGATCTGGTCGGCATCCTGCTCGGAGACGACGACGCCGAAGGCGCGCACGTCCTCGGTCGCCTGGCGCAGCGTCGCCGTGTCGATCCGGCTCATGGCGATGGAGCCTTCCTCGCCGAAGAGCTGGCCCGCGACGGCCGCGCGCTCGGCCGCAGGCACGAAGCTCTCGATGGCGGCGTTGATGGCGCCGACGCGCTGATCCAGCGGCAGCGCAATCAGGTCGGTGGCCGAAAGCCCCAGCCGATCGAGCGCCTGCGCCGCGGGACCGGTCCCGGCGGCCGCCTGGCTCAGACGGCGCGTCAGATCCTTCGTCGCCTGCTCGATTCCGGACATCGACACGCCAGCCAGCTCGCCCGCGCGCTCCAGCGTCTGGATCGAGGCGACGGTGGTGCCGAGCGACTGCGCGAGCTTGGCCTGCGCATCGACGGTCTGGAGGCCAGAGCGGATCATCGCCACGCCAGCGGCGGCGGCCGCTGCCACGGCGGCTGCGGCGGCCACACGAACCCGTCGAGAGAAAGCCGCAAGCCGGGTGTTTGCCGCTTCCATCTCGCGGCTGAGCCGGCCGAAGCCTCGCGACCCGGCCTCACCGACACCTTCCAGCTCGGCGCGCACCTGTCGGCCGCCAACCGCAGCAAGGCGGACAGAAACGCGCTTTTCAGCCACTGGAATGATCCATTTGTTCGTTGATCTTCGCCACCATCACCGCCTCGATGACGGGCAGCAGTTCGGCCATGGCGATCGGCGGCACGCCGAGGGCATCACCGAGCGCGAGCGCTGCCGACATGTCCCAGCCGATCACGGCGCCGGGCAGCACGCGCAGCTGGCCGCCGAGACGGCCGACCAGGTCCCAGACCTGCCAGCCCTCCGGCGTTTCCGGACGGTTCAGCCGCGCCGGGCAGTCCGGGCAGGCTTGCGTACAGGCTTCGCAGTATCGCTCGCCCCCGCCGAAGGACCATTCGGCGAGAGCGCGGAGGCGTTTTTTTCCTGTTCCAGCAGTAGGCCCTTAGAGACGTAGGTCAGCTGGAATGCCTCGAAGATCGGCCAGACATCGAGCAGCGCGTCGATTGCCTCCGGGCTAGGATCGATCGGCTTGCCGTCCGCATCGCCGATGCCCTCCCAGGCGAGCACGGCGCGGCGCGCGAGCGCCTTGGCGAAGGCGACGGCGCGCTCCTCGTCGGTGGCCTCGTCAGGCACAGCTTCCACGACCGGATCGCTGCGCGTCGCCACCATCAGCGCGGTCGTCAGTGGGCGAAGTTGCACGCGAACGCCAGGGGCAAGGTCATGCCAGCGCGGGGCGTTGGTCAGATCGAGCGTGAGCATCAATACGTCTCCACGTCGTTCACAAGAGTGGCGGTGCACATCCGACCGACGACGCTGTCGCGGGCGGCCTGCCAGTCGAAGGTGGCCTGCACGCCCTGCGGCCCGGAAATCTCGATGCGCGGGCGCGGCAGGTAGACTGCATGCACTGTGAAGGTGAAGCTTTCGCCGGACGGCAGGACGTAGGCGAATTCCATCTCGCAGGCCTCGCCATTGATCGCCTGCGTCACCAGCGTCTGGTCGGCGAAGCGCACCTCGATCCGGCCAGTGAGCGCCGCGATGGACGGATCCGCGCCGTCGATACGGCCGTCCGAGCGGATCGTCTCGATCCGGTCGAGGTTGTTGGCGTAGGTGATCTCGGCCGAGACCACGTTGCCGAGCGCCGTTCCGTTGCGCGTGATCGCCCCGTTGAAATGCCCGAACCGCTTCAGCTCCAGTGCAGCCGGCGTGCCGGCGCTGGTTGTCGTGCCGACCGTCTCGCCTTGCGCCACCAGCCGGGCCGTGGCCGTCAGCAGGCCGGAGCGCTGCATTTGCCAGGTGATCTGGTCGAGAACGCAGCCCGAGTACATCGCATAGCGCGGCACTTCCGGCATGCCGGTCTCGATCGACATGCTGGGCAGCGTCCAGGAGCCCGACTGGAACTCGTGCGTCCAGGGGCCGGTGCCTGTCGTCGTCGGTGACCCGAAGGCCGCCTTCAGCCATAAGCCGAGGGCCTCGGCGTCGAGCGGCACGACGATATCGCCGTCGGCCGTCACCGCGTCCTTGATCGGCGCCAGCGGATCGCGGCCGTAGCCGAGAAGCTCGGAGTTGAGAAGCGGCTGCTCGGCGCCGAGCGTGGTGCTGGCAAACGGCATCTTGGTGAAGCCGCCCACAGGGGGCGTTCCATAGGTCGTCTCGAACGCAAGCGCCATCAGCGCCCGCGCCCCCTGGGCTCGTGCCATGGTGTTCTCCTCGGGTTGTCGGGATCAGCCGACCGGATCGGCCGTGGAATAGTGCAGCACCACCGGGATCACGGCGGCCTTCAGGCTGGCCGCGCCCTCGACCGGCAGATCCACCGGGCGCGGAGCTTCCGCCTCGACCCAGTCGCAGAGCCCGCCCAGCGTACGGTTGGCCGCGATTGCCGTCGCGATGCTGGCGCACAGCGTGTCGAAGACGGCATCACGGTCGGCGCCCTGCACGACCGCCTCGAGCTCGGCGCGATGCTGGTAGTGATAATTCAACGGCGACAGGGTCACCTCCGGCTCCCCCGGCTCGCCGTCGCGGAGGATCAGGAGGCCGGCAGTTGGCACACGCTCGGGCAGCACCTCGCCGCGAAGCGCGGTGGCGGGCAGCGCCGAGAGCCGCGCGTGCAGCGCGGCGAGGATGGTTTCGCGAGGAGTGGGCATGGCGATCGAGTTTTCTGTTGTTGAACAGGCTGTTGCGTGCGAGACAGACGCGTAATGGTTGCAGTTGGAGGCAAAAGAGTGTCGGGCAAACAGTTCTTTGAACGCATCAAGGGGCCAATGAATAACTACGAAGACTGGTACTCATATCGCAATGAGAATGGTCAGGTCATCATTACCCACACATGGAGTCACGTTTCTCCCAGCTTGTCTGCCAATCATGGCAGCAAAGAATACACCGTTGAAGAATTCCAAGAGAGTGAAGATGTGCATTCTGGCGCCAAGATCGCCCTTGATAAGGCGCTGAAAGCGGAAAAATAGACTTCGGCGAAGCCTCTAAACTCTCGCCGCCCACGCTTCATATGCGTGCAATCTGTACAACAGACCACCCCAGGAGAATGAGCTTTGTTTGGATTCGGGAAATCGAAAAAGGACTATAAGAAGATCTGCCAAGATCCCGCAGCAGTCGCTAAGTTGCTCTACACAGACCGATCCAAAACTGCTGAGATACTGGGCGATAGCGATTTCATCGGCGCATGGCTCGATAGCGAAAACCAGCGCGAGATCACCATGATCATCAGGAAGCAAGCCATCGCCGGCGACGTCCCCTCCTTAAAGCAGATGGTATGGCTTCTTGGGAATATGCATCAAGAAATTTCCCAAGCCGAAATCCCTAAGGAGAAAAAATTAGAGGCGCTTATCGGCCTTCTCTCAGAAAGGATAAATTACTGCGACAAGCTCATTTCAAAGGGGGTGCCGCAGCACTACTACGCAATGATTTCATTGCACCACTTGTACAGGGCTCTTCATGAGCTCAGCAAGCCTGGCACGCTGGAGAAGACGCGCGACACTCTCAACGAGATGGTCAAACACGCACATGCTGTCGTGGAGATGGGCAAGGACCATCCTACATTTGACGGAGATTCTGGTTTCATTGAGGATGCGAAAAATATCCTCCGTGAAGGCGATGATTTTCGGAAGCTTCTAAACGCTATGGGAGACGACATTTCGAAGCTCGACGGACAACGCTAAGCCTCATCATCCGATCTTCCCCTCCACCCAGTTCGCCACGATCAGACCCGGCACGCTGTCGAGCGCTCGCTCGGCGTCGCGGTCCAGATCGAGCCGCTTGGGCAGTTTGACCTGCGGGACCAGCAGGAAGATCGGCGCGGTGACCTGGTTGCGCCCGGTCCTTGAGCGTGACGCAACCACCTGACCACGGGTGTTGATCCGGGCCCTTTCGGCCACCAGCAGGCTCGGACCGCGGCGCCGGAAGACGAAGCGCAGGCGCAGGCCGCGGCGGCGTTCCCATTCGCCGGGGGTGAGCTTGGCACCTCGGAGGCCGCGGCCGGCGGCTTCGGTCGGGATCGCCAGCCAGAACCCGTCTTTTGAGCGGATCAGCGGACCGGTGTCATGCGCGCCGACGATGACCGGGGCCTTGGACCAGACGAGCGCCGCGGCGTTCAGGCTCTCGCCGACCTTGGGGTAGGTCTGGCTCCGGATCGAGTTCGCCAGCCGTCGCCCGAGCCCTGCGCCGGTGATCTGGCCGCGCCAGGCGGTCTTGAGCCCGGTGCCGGCCTCGCGCATGGCAGCGGTGACAGCCTTCTCGCCGGCCTTCACCTCGGCGGCCATGGCGGCAACGAGATCGGGCGTGATGTCGAGCTTCAGCTTCATCGCGGTCAGGCCGGGCGCAGATCCACGGTCCAGACGAGCCGCTCGCGGTCGCGGATGGGCTCGCCCTGGATGAGGAAGGCCTCGCCGTCGATCTCGATCCGGTCGCCGGGCCGCGGGGTCGCCACCTCGGCGAGGCGCAGGTCCAGCCGGGTGGTCTCGGACCAGATGCGCGCATCGCCGATGCCGGTGACGTCGTCCGGCCGCCGCAGGATGGCACGGACCAGTGACGGCGCGCCGCCCTCGGCCGTATAGACGACCTCGCGCGACAGATGCGCGTCCGCGAAGAGCGCGTCGAGAACGGCGGCGAAGGCGGTCATCAGAAGCTGCCGTTCAGCCGCACCCGGCCGATGGTGTCGCCGGCCCCGCCGGCCACGGCCTGGACTGCCACGCCGATGAGGGTGTTGTCGGTCGCGACCGTGGTGCAGCGCTTGTTCGTGTCGTCCCAATAGATCTTGGCGCCGACGGTCCAGGCCTGCGAGCCGACCTTGGTGATGTCGAAGACACCAACGAGCGCGGTCTCGACAGGCTCGCCGAGGGCGGCGTCTCCGGCGGCGACGCCGAAGATGGAGCCGACGAGCAGGCCATTGCCGGAGGCGACGGCATAGGGCGCGGTCAGGGTTATGGTGTTGCCGGGCTGGACGTAGTTTTTCATGCGGAGGATCCTCGTGGAAAGACGAAGGGCGGCCCGTCAGGACCGCCCGCGTGTCAGGGTTCAGCATGGGGTGCGGGTTACGCGCCCGGGTTCTTGTAGAGGCCGCGCCAGTCGATGGCCTTGGCGCCGAAGTCGAGGCGGCACTTGATCTCGACGCCGTCCACGTCGAAGCCGTTGCGGGTCTCGATGTAGGCGCCCTGCTGGCCCTCGAGATAGGCGTACTCGATGGTGTCGATCTGGTTCGGAGAGGCCGCCAGGTACCAGGCCGTCTCGCTCGCCGCGTCGAGCCGCGGCTCGGCGATGGGCGAGAGCGTGCGGATCGATTGCGGGACCACGTTGCCGCTCTGGGCGGGCACGAGGTTCTGGGCGACCAGCTGCTCGGCCTTGAGTTCCAACGCCGCCGGGACGATCAGGAAGGCGGGCCGGATGTTCAGCACCGTCTTCTTGTCGAGCCCGGTCTGCTTGCGCATCGCCGCCCGCGCGAGCCCCACGCTGTCCACCCCGAGCGCCGCACCGGCGCCGGCGAGGTTCTTGTGGGTCGAATGGAAGAGCGCGGTGCCGTCCGCCATCGCGGGGTTCGACGTCACGATGTCCCAGACCACGTCGGACTCGAGCTGGGCGATGGAGTTGCCGTACATCGCCGGGATGCGCGTGAAGGCGTCGAGATCGTCGTTGATCAGCACCTGCCGGGTAATGGCGACAACGCGGCCGTAGGTCTCGATGCGGTAGCTCTCCTTGCTCTCGCCGAGCGTGCCGCGCTTGAACTCGCCGCTCTCGCCGACCTTCAGGAGCTGCGGCGCCTCGCCGAGCTGGACGCGGTGCATCGCCTTAAAGTCGGTCGCGAGAACCTGCCGGCAGAAGAGCGGGAAGGTCCGCGGATAGGCCTCGTAGGCCTGGCGCAGCGTCTTGTTGGTGACGGCGGCGAGGATCTCGGGGAAGTCCGAGGTCGAGTGCAGCGCGCGCGTCGCGACCTCGTCGCGCGACAGGCCCCGGGTGCTGGCGCCCGCCGTTTCGAGGCTTTCGCGGGCGAGTTCCATCAGCGTCATGCCGCGGTATTCGCGCGCAGCGTCCTCCAGCGGGAACAGCGTCGGGCTGTAGCGGTGCAGGAGCGCATTCGAGATCGCCGCGCGCCGCGTGACCGTGGCGTCGCGCCCGCCGAGCGGGATCGAGACATGGGGGAAGGTCCGGGTCTCGTCGGCCTTGGCCGCCACCTGGTCGAGGATCAGCCGGCGGGCCTCGTCGATGGAGACGCCGCGCTTGATGAGGTCGTCGGCGAAGCCGCGCTCGAGATGGAGCTTGTCGGCGAGGCCGTGGATCGTGGAGACGCGCTCCCGCTCCTGCGCGCGGGCCTCGCTGACCAGCGCGTCGGTGTCGACGCTGCGGCTGCGACCCTCAGGCGCCGGATCGGGCGCGGGTTTCGTGGCCTTGGGTTTCGTGTCGGCGGCGCGGGTCTGCGTGTCGGCAGCGCCGGTCTTGTCGTCGGTCATGCTCGTCTCCTCGGGCGCTGCCGTGGTCTTGCTCTGCTCGGCCGTCTCGGCCGGGGTCTGGGTCCTGTCGGTCATCGGGGATGCTCCTTCGCTGGTGGGGGCGTCCCGGCGGTGGAGGACGCAGTCGTGATGTTCGCTGTTGGAACGAAAGCCGGCGGCGGGATCGGCGCCGACCGGCACGGCCGAGATCTCGAACGGGGTCCAGTCGACCGCCCGCCAGAGCTCCCGCTGGCCGTCCGGCTTCGAGATCTCGAAGCGGTGGACCTGGTAGCCGATGGAGACCGCGCGGATGTGCCCGGCCTCGATGTCGCGCCAGATGTCGCCCACCGCGTCGCGTTCCGAGAGCCGGATGCGCGCGATGCCTTGGCCGTTCTCGATCCGCGCCGAGCCCGGCACGACCGAGCCGATCACCGCGTCGAGATCGTGCGCCTCGTGCACCTTCAGGAACGGCGCGCCCGCGTTCAGCCGGTCGAGCCGCACATGCTCGGGCGCCATGCTGAGCTCCTCGTCATGCGGCTCGCCGAAGAGCGCGGCGCGCCGCACCCGGGCGCCGGTCGACCAGATCACCTCGACGCTGCGGGTCTCCGGGTCGATGCTGTTCGGCGCAAGCTCCGCCGACCGGCGGAAGGCCGGCAGTTCGATCGTCTGCTCCATGGATGGATCCTCGTCAGGCCGCTTCCGCGTCCGGGTCTGTTTCTTCGCCTACCGCTTCGCTGCTTGAGGCGGTGTCATTCGGATCGGTCGCGGGGTCGGCTGGCGCATTGGCTTGCGCGCTGCCGGTCTTGGTGACCCGGCGCGGGTCGCTGTCGAGCACGAGGCCCAGCTCGTCGAGCCTGGCGTTCGTGGCCGCGATCTCGGCCAGCACGGCGTCGGGGTTGCGGCCCTGCCGGGCGATGGCCTCGGCCAGCGTCATCGTGCCGGAGCGGATGGCTAGCAGATCGGCCATCGCGTCCTTCTGCGGATCGACCGCCTCGAACTTGGGCGGCGACCATTCCACCGGCACGTCCGGCGTCGGGATGCGCCCGGCCGCCCATGCGGCCTCCGTGAACCACCGCCAGACAGGCGCGCAGAACATCGGGATGAAGAGCTGCCACTGCACGGCGTCGATCATCCGGCGGAACTCGACGAGCCCGGCCCGGATCGACGAGTAGTTCACCTGGCTGAGATCCCCGGTCAGCAATTCGTAGGGCACCCGGAAGCCGGCCGAGATCGTGTGCAGGCTCGCCCGCTTGTACTCGCCGTAGCCGCCCGTGGCCGCGGGCTGGTTGAAGCGGATGTCCTTGCCGCCGCGGGCATAGGCGATGAGACCCGGCTCGAACTGCTCCACCCGGTTGCCGTCGGCGTCGACCACAGCGGGCGCGATGCCCTGCTGGGCCTCCTCGTCGCCGAAGACGATGGCGGTGACGCAGGCCTCGGTCTTCTTGCGCACGATCTCGGCCACCTCGTAATCGTCGAGATCGCGAAGCGCTCGGATCACCGGCGCGCCCCAGGGAACGCCGCGCGCCTGCGTGCGCTGCTTCTCGTAGACATGGGCGATCTCGGTCGCGGGGACCGCGCGGCTGGTGAGCCCGCCCGTCAGGTTGAGGCTCGGGCCGCCGGGATGCGCGCCGAAGAGCCAGTAGGCCCGGCGCCGCCCGAGCGCGTCGAACTCGATGCCCTGCACCGCCTGGCCCGCGCCGAGCGCGCCGTTGCGGGTGGCGTCGAGGAAGTCGGCCTCGAGCAGTTGCAGCTGGACCGGCGGCATGACGCCATCGCCGGGTCGGCGCGGGCGACGGCGGACCAGGACCTCGCCGGCCTCGACCATCTCGCGACAGGCGAGCGTCTGCAGCCCGTAGAAGTCGAGCTGGCCGTCCGCGTCGCAGCCCCGCGCCCAGATCTCGAACAGCCGGTCCACCTCGCGGTCGAGGGCGGCGTCGCCGCTGGCGGCGCGCGGCATGATCCCTGCGCCGACGATGTTGTTCACGAGCACCGACACCGCCTTGGCCGCGTGCGGGTTGTTGCGCACAAGATCCCGCATCCGGTCGCGCAGGAGCGCGCCGGCGCGGCCGATCTCGGCGTCGGCCGAGGATCCCGGAGCGTGCCAGCCATCGGTGCGCCGCCCGCGGGCCGCGCCCTCGTAGGAACGGGCGAGCCCCTCGAAAGCCTGCCGCGCCAGCACGCGCCGGGTGGCCGCTCGAGGGGCGACCGAGGCGATGGCCCTGTCGAGCCACGAGACCATCAGCGATCCCCGCGCGAGAAGCCGGCGAAGCCCGCGATGGGCCGGGCTGTGGCGCCGGCGATCTGGCGCTCGATGGTGCGGATGCGCCCGAGCAGGTCGTCGGCCGAGCCGTAGTCGACGGTCTTGCCGTCATAGCTGACCCGGGTGGTGCCGCTCGCATAGGCGCGCCGGAGAGCCGCGAGCTCCGCTTCCGTCCAGTCCGCCATCAAAACCATCCTTCCCGCCGCCCGAGCCAGTCGGAGCGGCGCTTGCCTTGCGGGCCCGCGTCGGGCCGCCCGATCAGGCCGGCCGGGCTGTCCATCCCGCTCGGCACGCCGAGTTGCGCCTCAAGATCGGCCCATGTCGCCTCGGGCCAGCGATCCGCGCCGGCGATCCAGGCGGCGGCGCGGGCATAGACCCGGCAGTCCAGCGCCTCGTTGCGCTCGCGGAGCTTCTGCCATTCGAGCTTCGCGAAGCCGCGGCGGTTGCGCACCGTCACCAGCTGCTCCGCCGTCAACTGCCGGATCCACTCCGTGTCGGCCCAGCCGGGCAGATGCACCGTGCCGGGCGGGAACGCGGCGCCTTCATTCAGCTCTTCCGAAGTCGGCCGGGCCAGCCGCAGGAAGCGGTAGGTCTCGGCCTTGAAGGTCGAGGTGGCCACGGTCCAGAGCCGCGCGCCCCGGCGCAGGCGTTTCCCGCCCGCGGTGGCGTCGACGAAGGTCGGCCCCGACACCGGGCTCACCCGGTTGAAGCCCTCGAGCCCCTTCACCGGCGCCACCTGCACGAAGCCGACCGAGCGGGCCCATCCATAGACCGCAGCCGTCTCGTAGCCCGTGTCGATGGCGAGCCGGGCAAGACCCAACTCCGCGCCACCGGCATGCCGCCAGCTGCGCCCGAGAAGATCTGTCAGCGCCTCCCAGCTATCAGGTCGCGCTGGCCCGCCCTCGATCACGACATGATCGACGAGCCAGCTTTCCAGCCCGCGGCCCCAGGCCCAGACATCGACCTCGATCCGGTCCTTCTGCACGTCGGCGCCGGCGGTCAGGAACAGCCCGCCCGCGGGAACGGTCCCCGCCGGCCAGTCCTCGCGCCGCTCGGCGATCCGCTGCCAGCCCGGCGCATCGCCGGTCTCGATCCAGGTCTCGCCGAGCACCGTGTTGCGGAACACCCGCTCGGCCTCGTCGGATCCCGCCGCCGTCTCCTTGTCGCGTGCGATGTCGGCCCAGCTCTTCCACCCCGGCGGCGAATAGAGCGCCGAGAGATGAAACCCCACCGTCCGCGCGTCGCGGGGCTCGGCGGTCGCCCGCCATTCGCCAGCGGCCAGCATCGCCGGCTTGTGGTGCTCCTCGATCCGCTCGTCGCAGGCATCGCAGTGATACGCCGCCGTCTCCGGTTTGCCCTTCTCCCAGCGCAGCCGCTCGAACCGCAGCCACTGCATCGCGCCGCAATGCGGGCACGGCACGAAGAACCGGCGCTGGTCGCTCGCCTCGTATTCCCGCTCGATCCGGCTGACGCCGCGGATCGTGGGCGTCGAGACCAGGAAGACCTTCCGCCGGTGAGCGAAGGTCAGCGAGCGCGCCTCGGCGAGGCCCACCGGGTCGCCTTCCTCGTCGGCCGAGGCGGGATAGGCGTCGACCTCGTCGAGGAAGACGTAGCGGGCCGGCATCGAGCGCAGCCCCACCGCCGAGTTCGCGCCGGTCATCACCAGCACGCCGCCGGGGAAATCCTTCGACAGCTGCGTGTTGCCGCTGTCGCGCGCCCGCGCCGGGCGGACCCGTTCCTTCAGCGCCGGGCTTTCCTCGATCAGCGGGTCGATCCGCTGGCGCGAGTTGCGCTTGGCCAGCTCCACCGTCGGCTGGACCGCCAGCATCGGGCCCGGTGCGTGGTGGATCACGAAGCCAATCCAGTTGTTCCCCGCCTCGGTCGCGCCGACCTGCGCGGCCTTCATGAACACGATCCGCTGGGTCGGATCGCCGGGCGAGAGTGCGTCCATGATGGCGCGCATGTAGGGCGTCCGCTCGGTGCGGTATCGGCCGGGCTCGGCGCTTGCGCGCGAGCTCAGCCAGCGATGGATGTCCGACCATTCCGAAACGGTCAGCCATGGATCGGGCGTGAGCCCGCGGCCCCAGGCCCGGAGCAGCGCCTCGGCCCCATCGAATTGCGTGACCTCTTCAGAGGGCGATCCTGGGCTGGGCGAGTTCCTCGAGATGGGCGCGGACATGGGCCTCCAGAACCTTCTGCATGGCCGCCGTTTCCGTTCCCAACTCCGCCGCCATCAGCGCAGCCACCCGCGCCGGCCAGTTCACCCACGCGTCGCGTTCCTCGCGCGCGAGCCGGAAGACCAGTGCCGTGGCGCGGTCGCGATCGACGAGCTCGCCCTTCAGCTTGGCGAGCCGGATGCGCCGCTCCTGCGCCTTCAGCACCTCGTGCGCCGTCTTCGCCTGCAGGAAGGTCGTGCCGCCGCCCGTTGCGGGGGCCGCGAGACCCTGTTCCTTGAGGGTGTCGCCGACGGCGGAAACCGCCGCCTCGGGCACAGGCTTCATCTTGTACGCCGGCGCCTTCCTCGTCTTCGACGGGTCCGTCGCCTCCGCCCGAAGCCGGTCCGACGCCGTGGCGTCGATGCTGCCATCCTCGTGCAGGACTAGGCGGCCGGCGGCCTTCGCCTTCTGGATCGCGCCGCGCGACAGCCCGACATGGGCGGCGTACTGGCGCTCGCTCATGCCTTGCATCGCCAGCCCCGATTATCATTCAAAGTCAGGTGCTTATGTCGTTGATAAGCCTCGCGGACAGAGCGAACGTCCATCCCACAAGGACGATGCAACTTACGAAGGAGCCACCACGATGACCACCCGCTTGAACCCGATCACCACCCCGCGCCACGAACTCCGCGCCGAGAAGGCGCGCCGGAACAAGGAAGCCGCGCTGAACGCCTTCATCGGCAAGAAGGCCGAGATCGACGAGATGCTCGCCCGCCTGCAGGCGCTCAGCGACGACCACTTCAAC